AACACTTGCGTTTTGCGAGTGCGGCGCGTGCTTTAGGCGTATCCCCCTCCCAAGGCTTTTTGCGGAAAGCAAAAGAGCTTAAGAGTGGGGGGCGTCGTCGGTCTGGCCTTGATACATTGACGTCTACGGATGTTAGTGCTGCTTGGTTGGAACTTCAGTACGGTTGGAAGCCTTTGCTAGAGGACGTTTACAATGCTAGTATAGCATATAACGAACTCACAGCTAGACCAAGAACGAAGACTTACAAGTCTTCAATCAGGGCTTCGGGCGCGATAAACAAAACGGACGGTAATGTCCAGGACCTTATTGGGAAATGGGAGTGTTTCTACTCCTCAACTTTAGTAAGTACTGAACAAATGTCCGCCTCGCGCTCTCTGGGGCTTATGAGCCCAGCAACAGTGGTATGGGAACTAGTGCCGTTTAGCTTCGTGGCCGATTGGTTTATTCCAATCGGTACTTACTTTGACGGTATGAATGTTTTCCCGAATGTTACAGGCACCTGGCATAATTCTGCCAGTCAACACGCCTCATTCGAGCAGGTGGGAAAGTACGGTGGTTATTATCTTGACTACCGCGGTGGATTATCTTCCGCGGAAATTCATAAATATACCCGTAATGCTAATATAGCTACCCCTGTTATGCCGCGGCCCGTCTTTAAATCTCTTGATAAAGCTTTATCAACGGGTCATTTGAAGAATGCGGTTGCACTTTTACACGCTATCACCAGTTAGTATTAACCACGCATCGAATTTCCTTTGCGTGGAAAACTTAAAATGGTTATACATAACCAGAATGGACTATCATGTCAGCAATGGACAATATTCTTGTCAAAGACGATACAATCACCACACCTGTAGAGTTTACTCTTAATCCCGTGACGGACACGCCCGCTCCTTTCTGGCGTGCTGCTGTTGCCGGGGTTCCTCTTGACGGACAAATACGAGCAACATTATTTGCCGAAGAGAAGGTCAAAACCGGGTCAAAGGTGAGTGTTAAGTTGGAAGTCCCCATTATGGAGACCCTCGGAGCATCCGGGACATCTGCAGGCTACACAGCACCTCCGAAGGTTGCGCACGTTGTTACGACGATTGTTACACAATATTCGTCGCCTCGTGCCACCAACCAAAATCGCGCAGATGCTTTGAAACTTGCACTCGGACTTGTGCAAGGTGCGTCGGCAACTACTGCAACGGGCGTTCTGGCCAATACTTCGGCCGGTAACGCTTTCGTGAACAGCACGCTGCCGATTACCCAAGCATTTACTAAATTACTTCGCCCAAGCTAACACTTCGTTAGCCGGCGACTCATCAGTACGGTTCTCCGTACTGTAATTTCATTTAAAGGAAACTATTATGAGCTGGAATAGAGAATTTAGTACCCAGAGGTCTCTTGAAGTTCTTGGGACTGTGTCTGATGCATGTGCTTTACTCGGTGGAGTCCACGCGAAGTACCTTAATTCATTGGTACAAGCTGGTGACTACGCCGGGGTTTTGAAAGCGCCTTTCGATTACGCCAGGTTAACTCCTGACGACGCCGTGTATTCCCGCCAGATTGCTGGCCTTTTCCAAAAGTCTGAATTTCTAGACCTCGGGATTGATAAGGAGTATGCGGCGGCCGATCGGTTTGTGCAATCCGAAGCGATGTGTTTAAAGACGAATCGTAGATTCAGGGACGTTGTTTGCAGACCACACATTGTGCCGCCTGCAGTAGCCAGCGTATTACACGCTGCGCAATTTAAAATTCAACGTATCTTGGGTCCGGTTCCGCCTTTGGACGAATTAAACTTCGCTTTTGGATCAGGTGCAAATACCAACGTAAAAAGCACGGTCGCTATGCCTCGCGGCAAGCTTTCCGTGTCATTACAGTGTAGTACTGATTTGGCCCCAACAGTGCAGGATCTCTTAGCAGAGGTTCCTGCGTGGACTGCCCTTCATGCATTCGATGAAACCGATGAGGTTTATCGGGCTGAAATTGAGGTAGTCCCTGGCAAGGTTATTTTTGTACCAAAGAATGCAAAAACACACCGTAGTATTGTTGTCGAGCCGATTTTAAATGGCTTTGCCCAAAA